GTGGAGTATGTAAGATTCTCAATTTATGAGACAGTGGATCTAAATACCTTGATGATGAACCAAGGCGATGCATTAAAACCCTATGAACTCTACTCCGGCGGCTTCCCTTCCCCCTCCCCTGACTGGGAGCAGCCCATCGAGATAACTGATCAGCCTGTGACCGTTACCGTCAAGGGTGGCACAGAGCAGCAGTCCATCACCCTGATACCGCCGAAGCCCATGACCAAGTGGGACAAGCTGGAAAAGGTGGATGAAGTGTGGTGCTGGGTGTATCAGAGCAAGGTCTTGTCAGGAGCGGAGATAAAGGAAAACTTCATGGGGATACATAGTTCAGGTTCTGTGATGATAAACATTTCAACACTTGGGGCTATGGATGAACAAAACGATGCCGTAAGCGATAAATTTATTTATTCAACTCGAAGTGTGGCCACGCTTAAAAACGGAGAATTTCGAATCGCATACGGAAACGCTTATCTCAAAATAGATGGAGTTGCAACGGCTGAGGAAGGAAAGCAATGGCTTGAATCCAACGATATCACAATCATTGCACAGGCTTCTGCACCTGAATCCATCCCCCTTTCCCCATCTGAGCAGGACAAGCTCAACGCCCTCATAATGTACGCCCCGGAAACCGAGGTCACCAACACCGGCGGCTGCAATATGGAGCTGACCTACACCGTAGATACAAAATCCTATGTAGACAGTAAAATCGCGGCTATCAGTGCCGCAGTATTGGAGGTTTAAATGTACGAGATTGTAAAGAACGTAATCACATCAAAGAGATACGCCCTCGATGATATGCTAAAAAAGATTGATACCCTCTGGGCGCAGAACGACATCACCGAGGAGCAGAGAAAGGAACTGGTTGCACTGGCGCAGGCAAACGCAGATCCAGAGCAGTCCAACGCACCGCTGCAGACCCAGATTAATGAACTGGCAAAGCAGCAGAGTGCGCTGGAAGAGACCGTTACCTCTCTAAACGCGACCGTCCAGAAGATTAAGGAAACGGTTGAGAGCGGCGGTACAGTCGTTCCGGATCCAGAACCGGAGCCGCAGGAAGAATATCCGGCGTGGGAACCGTACAACGGCATCCCGCCAGTGCCATATCAGAAAGGATCCAAGTGTACCCACAGCAGCAAGAAGTGGGAATCCATGGTGGATAATAACGTCTGGGAGCCGGGTGCGTTTGGAGTGGGGCCGGAGATTTGGAAAGAAGTAGTTTAATAAAAATTAGTCATAGATAGTCATAGATTTAGTCATAGGCACGCGGGAAACCGGGTGTTATTTTTATGCCCAAACGCGATAAGGCAATAAAAGGTGCGCGGTCAGCGACACTGATAACAACGGATGAAACAAGAGCGACACTCTCAAAAACGGAAGGAGCAAGTAACTATGGCAGAACAAACCACAACTACAACCACTACTACAGAGCCAACCACAGCACAGCAGACAACGTCAGCTACAGTTGACTATGACAAAATCCAGAAAATGTTAGATGGAACCCTCGCGGCAAAAGAGGACACGGCCTTAAAAGCCTACTTCAAACAGCAGGGACTGTCCCAGGAAGAGGCAGAGCAGGCGATTGCTACATTCAAGCAGCAGAAAGCAGCCAGTCAGCCGGATGTTGGAGCGCTGCAACAGCAGGCGCAGGCAGCCCAGAAAGCGGCGCAGGATGCACAGATTCAGGCAGCTGCTACCATGGCGGCTGTATCACTTGGAATTAGTACAAACACCATTCCTTACGTTCTCAAAATGGCAGATTTGAGTGCTGCTGTGGGAGAAGATGGAAAACTGAACGATGATGCGATTAAGAATGCACTGAACAAGGTGCTGGAAGATATTCCGGCATTGAAACCGCAGGCGGCTGGCGCATCCGGATTCGTGCAGGTTGGGGTTGGAGGAAACCCATCACAGGGCGCAGCATCGGCAGATAATGATGCTCTAAAAGCTGCGTTCGGACTTTAAAAGAAAGGAAAAATTAAATGGCAGTTTACAATTACGCAGAAACATTTACAAATTTATTGCAGCAGAAATACGCAAAGGAACTGTGTTCCGATGCGCTGACCAAAAGTAACCCGCAGGTTAAGTTCATCAATGCACAGACCATCAAGCTGCCGCGGATGACCGTATCTGGTTATAAGGATCATACGCGCACTCCGGGATTCAATGCAGGAACCCTGACCAACGACTGGGAGGCTAAAAAGCTGACCCATGACAGAGATATTGAGATTTGGATTGACCCGATGGATATTGACGAGACCAACCTTACCCTCTCTGTGGCTAACATCCAGAACACTTTTGAGACTGAGCAGGCTATCCCGGAAAAGGACAGCTACAGATTTTCCAAGCTGCATACTGAACTGACAAACTATAATTCCGGTGCCATCGATAAGACCGTTGTGGATGCATCTAATTTCCTGGGGCTGTTTGACGAAATGATGGCAAACATGGATGAGGCTGGAGTTCCGGAGGAAGGTAGAATCCTGTATGTTACCCCAGGCATGAACAAAAATGTGAAGGAAGCAGAGGGGATCCAGCGGGCGATTATCGTTAATACCCCGAATGCTATCAACAGAACTGTGCACAGCCTGGACAACGTAAATATTAAGATGGTTCCAGCAGCGCGAATGAAAACGATTTACGATTTTACCGAGGGCTGTAAGCCAGGTGGAAGCGCAAAGCAGATTAATTTTATTTTAATTCATCCGTCCTGCGTGGTTTGCCGTGACAAGTACAGCTACATCAAACTGTTTACTCCGGGCACCGATTCCAGAACTGCAGACGGATATCTGTACCAGAATAGATGTTACGGTGATTTGTTCCTTCTGGAAAAGAAAGCTACTGCATGCGCGATGAACGTGGAGGCCTAAATATGAAAGCAATTAAAGAAAACAAAGAGTATACCATCAATTCAGATGCAAAAGCAGCTTATCAGGAAGCAGGCTACGACATTTTTGATGACAACGGAAAGATGATCGCCCGTGGTCGTGGGAAAAATGTGTCCGCAGAACTCTACGAAAAGGCTCTGGAGGAAAACGAGAAGCTGAAAAAAGAGTTGGCGGCTGTAAAAAAAGAGGCTTCTGAGAAGTCCAAGGAAAAGGCGGTAAAAGAGAAGGCAGGTGATTAATATGGCATATGAGCCATACGCAGCGCCGAGCTTTTATCTGAATGAATACGGCGGGAGTTTAATTCCGGAGGATGATTTGATGCTTGCCCTCCGGCAGGCGTCCCGTCACATTGATTCCCTGACCTATAACAGGATTGTAGGTCAGGGTTTTTCTGAACTTACAGCCTTCCAGCAGGACATTATCCGTGAGGTGGTGTGCCTGCAGGCTGATTTTGAGCATGAAAACGCAGATGAAATCAACACAATTCTGCAAGGGTATAGCATCAATGGCGTATCGGCACAATTTGGCAGTTCCTGGAATGTTTTTGCGTCCTCCGGAGTTGCTATGAAACGGGATGTATATGCCCTGCTGTGTCAAACAGGGCTGTGTTGCCAGTTGGCGAGGTGAGGCTATGAAATATCCATGTTTAGTGCCCAAAAGGCTGTGCAAGACGGATATCTGCGTGCAGCTGGAATCTGAGAAAATCAATAATCTGGGAGAGCCGGAGCAGACACTGACACTGCATTTAAAATGTAATTATCAGGACACGGCGAAAACCATACTGACGGCAGAGAAGAAGCTGATACAGGTTTCTGGTACTGCTTTGTTCCCTGGCGACATTGCCCCGGAGTGGCCCACCTTAAGCGGCGGTACCGTCACCATCTTCGGGCAGACCCGGAGAATCATCCAGGGCATGAAAGCACGGAACCCTGATGGAACGGTCAATTATTGCAGATTGGAGGTGGTCTGATGCAGGTTAAGTCATCTGTAACCCTTAATTTGCCGCGTATCCGGCAACTGACACAGGCTGCAATTACAGCCCTGGAGCAGACCGGAGAAGCGCTGCATACAGAGGTTGTGCAGGCCCAGGTGATGCCGTTTGATACCGGACATCTGCAGGAGGATGCGACATTTGTAGATTATTCCGATTCAGCTGACGGCCTTGTGCGGATTGTATCCAGCACGCCCTATGCCAGACGGCTATATTATCATCCGGAATATAATTTCCAGACAGATGAAAACCCGTTTGCAGGCGGCGAGTGGTTTGAACCGTGGCTTCCGGGTGGTGTCAGTCAGGATTTTGCGAAAGAAGCGTTTAAGAACTTTTATAAAAAGGCGGGTGGTTTGTGATGCTGGCCCTCACCGATATCCGCTCCTGGGTGGAGAGCCTGGGAGTGAGTGGCGCGGAGGATGTCTATATTGGCAAGCTGGACGACAGTAAGCAGCAAGTGATTGGCGTATATGGAAGACCGTCTTCTGGTGCGCCTCATATTGCCCTTGGCGGTCTTGCCTGTACCACTTATGCCACCCGCAAAATCTCAATTCTGCTGCATTGGAACCGGTCAAAACCGGAGTCAGAGGCGGCAGCTTTTGAGTTATACGAAAAATTGCTACACGAAACAGAAAACAAGGGCCTGATCATTGGAGAAACCCGCATCAACAGGCTACATCTTGAAATGCCTGAGCCGAAAGACATCGGGCAGGACAAGTACGGGGTTTACGAATATGTCATCTGGCTCTTAATCGATTATGAAAGGAGACTTTAAAAATGGCAGGTGCACCGACTGTTTATCCTGTTTTTAACAACAAATTTAAGGTTGGAATTGCTGGCGGCGGGACTGCTGAGACCACGATTGCCAACCTGACTAATTTTGCGCCAAGCATTGAGGGCGGCGTGGATGAGTGGAACCCGATGGAGGCTGAGGGCTGGGGAGATGCTATGATGACCAGCAAAAAGCTGTCCTTTAGTTTCCAGGGCAAGCGTACTTATGGAGATCCCGGAAATGACTTTATTGCTGGCCTTGCCTGGAAGTCTGGTAATGATGTAGTTGCTCCGTTTTGTTGGGAAATGCCCTCCGGAGCAAAAGTGGAGTTTACCGGTATTATTAACGTAACCTCTCCCGGTGGTGGAGACAGCACGAATACGGACAACCTGGAGTTTGAGGTTAAGTGCAAGGGCAAACCGAAGTTTACGCCCGGATCTGATGCCTGAAGGAGGAAAGAAACAGCATGGCAAAAAGAAGAGATATTACCGAAAAATTATCGTTTGACGAAAACCCGTGCCTCACAATCAAGGGCGAGGATATCGAAGTCAATGCAGACGCCCCAACAGTCTTAAAAGCTATGGGGATTTTTACGTCTGAGGACACAGGCACAGACGACATCGTAACGATTTACGACCTCATCTTCCCGGAGGAATCAAAAAAGAAATTGGAAGCGTTAAAACCGTCCTTTAATGATTTAATCATCATCATCGAAGAGGCAATCATGCTGATTACCGGGGAGGAAACTGCTACGGGAGAGCAGTGACCCGTACTACGACCTATTTGACGACTGGGATTTGATTGTTTCCAGTTTTCTGACGCAGTACGGGTTGAGAATCCGGACAAAAGAATTTGAATCAGTTACATGGGATGAGTTCCGGTCACTTCTGGCCGGAATATCTCCTGATACGCCGCTGGGGCGTGTGGTAGCCATCCGGTCCGAACAGGACAAGGACGTTATTAAACACTTTACCGCCGACCAAAAGCGGATATACGATGCCTGGAGGGAGCGAAAAGCACAGAGCATTACTCCTGAGACGTTTGACAAGCAGATGGCATATCTGGAACGCATGATGGCTCAGTTGTGCGGATAGGAGGGATGGGGAAATTGAAAAAATAAAAACTGAACGGGAAAAGGTCAGATGCCCTTATTGCGGCCATCCGGTAAATGCCCTGAGGGGAAAGGATGCCTGCTGTAAGGGTGTCTTTTTTAAATGCAAAAATAAAGATTGCAGGAAAGAATTTGAATTGAAAATCTAAGACGCTGTGCCGATGTGCCTGTCTTACTTAAAAAAGGCAGGTGATATTTATGGCAGCGGAGAGCGTTGGACAGATTGGCTTAGACCTTGTTGTTAATCAGGGGACATTTGATAAGCAGATGGCGGGGCTGCAGAGCACTGCGAAAAAAGCCGGCCTTGCTCTGGCTGCGGCATTTTCTGTCAAAAAACTGGCCGACTTTGGAAAGTCCTGTGTAAAACTGGGGAGTGACCTACAGGAAGTCCAGAACGTAGTCGATGTAACCTTCCCACGGATGCAGAAACATATCAATGCATTTGCTCAAAAATCCGCGGCATCCTTCGGCCTATCTGAGACCATGGCGAAACGGTTTTCCGGAACCTTCGGGGCAATGGCGAAATCCTTCGGTTTTGGCGAGAAGGCAGCCTATGACATGGCAACTACCCTAACCGGACTGGCTGGAGATTTGGCATCCTTTTATAACATTTCCCAGGATGAAGCGTACACGAAATTAAAGTCCGTGTTTACCGGAGAAACGGAAACACTGAAAGACCTGGGCGTGGTAATGACCCAGAGTGCTTTGGATGCTTACGCGCTGGCGAATGGCTTCGGGAAGACCACGCAGGCCATGTCTGAGGCGGAAAAGGTTGCGCTGCGGTATCAGTTTGTACAGGATAAACTGAGTGCTGCATCTGGAGATTTTGCGAGGACGTCCGGCAGCTGGGCGAATCAGGTAAGGATCCTCCAGCTGCAATTTGAATCCCTCAAAGCTACTATCGGCCAGGGATTAATCAACGCACTGACCCCGGTGATTAAGGTAATCAATACCATCATCGGTAAACTGATAACCCTCGCAAATGTCTTCCGGGCATTTACAGAGGCGCTATTTGGCAAGGCTGGTGGTGGGGGTGGCGCAGAAGAAATGTCTGACGCCATGGATTCAGCAGCCAGCGCATCCGGTGTGGCAGCCGGGAACGCGCAGAAGCTGGCAGGAGCCAGTGAAAAGGCAAAAAAGAATCTGGGGGCAACGGGAATCGATGAATTAAACATCGTATCTGCCCCAGACAGCGGCGGTTCTGGTGGAGCAGCCGGAGCAGGTGGGGGCGGCGTTCCTGGAATCCCATCAGGAGATTTGGCTGTTCCAAACATTGACACATCTGCGGTGGATGCAGCGGCAGAGCGGATTAAAGATGCGATTGGGCGACTGAAAAAATTTTTAACCGACAATAAAGCAGAGATTCTCGCCATTATGGGCGGTCTTGTTTCTGGAATTGCAGCCTATTTTATTGCAGCTAACTGGGGAACCATTGCGGCTACGGTTACAGGAGTCTTTACGGCCATTAAGACCGGTATCCTTGGCGCATTCTCCGGAATATCCCTCCCAGCTCTTGGTGTGGCTGCGGTTGTAGCCCTGATTGTGGCTGGAATCATTGACCTGTGGAACACATCCGAGAATTTCAGGAATGTTGTGAAATCGTGCTGGGAGCTGATTGCCGGAGCGGTCAAGAATGCCTGGAGCATGATCTGGAATGACGGCCTAAAACCTCTTGGCGAAGCGCTGGTAAATCTGGGAAAAACCCTGTATGAATTTTACGAAGCCAGCGGCTTAAAGAGCCTGTTTGAGAACGTAATAAGCGGTGCTTTATCCATCGCCAGTATTGTAGGCTCTACGGTTGTTATAGCGATTTCTGCGGCTCTGACGGTGATTCTGGAGGCCATTACCGGACTGATTAATGGTATCAGCTGGATAGTTGGAAAAATGACCTGGCTGGCTCAAAATTGGGACACCATCTGGGCGGGAATCAAGGAAGCCGGTACAAATTTTATCGGCAATATCGTTGATCATATCTCTTCGGGCTGGCAAAGCATCTGTGACACCACAGAGCAGATATGGAACGGCATTAAAGAGTTCCTGGCATTGGTTTGGGAAGGCATTAAGCTGATTATTATTGGTGTCCTTACAGCGATTGCAAATGGAATTAAAGTCATTCTAACAGGCATTCAGAATACCTGGAACGCTATTTGGACGGGTATCAAGACCTTTTGCTCTACCCTCTGGAATGGTATCAAGGAACTGGCTACAACTATATTTACAGCCATCCGTGACAAGCTATCTGAGATATGGGATGCGGTTCGTGGAGCTATCGAAGAGAAGTGGACAGCTATCAAGGAATGGTTTTCCGGAATCTGGACGGCCATCAAGGAAATATTCCGACTGGATGAGATGCTGGAAGTCGGAAAAGGCATCATGACAAAGCTGTGGGACGGTATGAAAAACGTCTGGGACAATGTCTTAAGCTGGCTGAATGGAATCATTGATTTTATCGGTAATGCCTGGGATAACATTGTCGATGGAGCAAAAAACCTCTTCCGCAGAGCAAAAGAGGAGGAAGAGGAAGAAGAGGAAGATGACGAGGGCGTTACATCCAAGGGAACCGTTACCGCCGGAAGTGTCAGAGGACACGCATCTGGAGGATTCCCGCGGCGGGGACAGCTGTTTGTTGCCCGTGAAAGTGGCCCTGAACTGGTAGGTCAGTGGGGTGGCCGCGCTGCTGTTGCAAATAATATGCAGATTACCGAGGGTATTGCAAGAGCTGTACGCTCTGCCATGACTCCGATCATTTCTGCTGTGACAGCTGCATCCACAGCTCCGCCGCTGGCAACGGTGGGAAGTGTAGCCCCGACCTATACGCAAGAGGAGCAGCTGCAGGCAATGATGGCAAGGGCTGGCGGTCTGGTGTCCAAAAATGATGACCAGTACCTGCCGATTATTATTGACTTGCTGCGCCGAATCATTGAACTCATTGAAAATATGGATCTGGTGGTCAATATTGATATCAGAGAGATGAGAAGGAAACTGAAAGACTTAGAGCGCCGTTCTGGCGTTGTATTTGACTGATAGGAGGGCGGGAAATGGCTTTTATAACCATCAATGGGCGGGAGTTTCCCGCCCCAGATAATGTGTGGGAGCTGGTAGTTGCCACAAATGTGACAGAGGGCAAAAACGCACAGGGAGAGTTTATTGGAGATAAGGTTGGACGGGACCAGTACAAGGTCAATAACCTGCAATGGTCCTATCTGGATGCGGAAACCTGGGCGCAGATGTGCCAGGAATTTGATTCCTTTGTTGTGACCGCCAAAATCTGGGATATGGTCAAAAACGATTGGATCACCCTCCAGATGTATCCGGGCAACCGGAGCGCAACCGGAGGAATCAATACTGCAGACCAGAGGCCTATAAAGTACAAGCTGTGCAAGGTCAATATTATCGACTGCGGGGTGATTAATTAATGCAGACAGCGAGTGAAGCCTATAAACAGTCTATGGATATGCAGTGCCGTGACCAGTTTTATATGTGGGTCACAATTGGAGTTATCAACCAGGTGGCGCAGTCTGAAGCCTACGCGGAAGGAACATTTTCCAAAATGGCAAACCTTGAAAAACCCTATGATAACTACGACCGGGAATATACCTACGCAACTCTGGAGCCGGATTTTTTCCGGGTAGACGGAACTATGCTGTTTCTGCCGAAGAATGGCCCCTATTTTAATCAGGGGATTGTGACAGAGGAGCCGCTGGGAGAAGTAATCACCCGCTTCCGGAACGGCCCGTATGACATTAAGGGCCTGACAATTGATTTTGGTGAATCCTACCCGACACAGTTTCAGATTATCACAAACACCCGGACCGTGACCATAAGCGAAAACGCATCCGGACATTTTACGACAACGGAGGTTTTTGAGGACACAAACTATATCAAGATTTTCCCTATGCAGATGTTAAAGCCCAGCGCGAGGCTGCGGATTTTAAAAATGAGCATGGGGGTGGGAATCAGCTTTTCCAACCATCAAATCAAATCCGGAACAAAAAAAGAATATCTGTCATGGGTTTCTGGAGAACTTCCAACGATAGATTTTTCGCTCCGGGTGAAGAATGAGAACAGGCGTTTTGATGTGGAGAATGAAGATAGTACCCTGAACTTTTTGGAAATCGGTCAAAATGTGACAGTGACCTATGGAAAGACCCTGCCGAGCGGCGAGATTGAGCAGTTCGCAGGAACCTCCCTTCTCCTCGATAGCTGGAAAGCCAGTGACGATGAAATGAGTTTTTCTGCAAAAGACATCCTTGCAAGCCTTAACAACACTTTTTACTGGGGCAAGCTTCAGGCTACAAACCTGTATGATCTGGCCGTGGAAGTCCTGACAGATGCGGGACTGGATGAAAGACAGTATATGATTGACGCATATTTAAAAAATGTGTCCGTTGTTAATCCGCTGCCGATAGCCACACACGCGGAATGTTTACAGATGATTACAAACGCAGGGCGAGCCATTATCACAGTGAGCCGGGATGGAACCATCCATCTGAAAGCAGGATTTACGACAGTTGTATCTCCTGAAAAAATGGTGGTGGCGTCAAGCAATGCGGCAAAATGGGCGAATCCGCAGGCTATTGTAAGACAAGAAGCGCAGTACAGTTATGGTATCTTCTGGCCGGATTTTTTTAAGGTTGATGGGGGGATGCGTTTTCTTCCGCGAGGAAGCAATTATATCAATACCGGATTTGTGAGTGCAGCGGTGGCAGATAGCTCCGGAGTTTTTGCAAGTCCGCCCAGCTTTTCAGTAGCCCTGGAAGCAGCGTTTCAGTATTATGGGCTGACGATTGATTTTGACGGGAATCCGCCTACCAGAATGCAGTTAATCACCTATCTGGCCGGAGTGCAGCAGGAGGTTTATACACATACTGCCATCACAAAAAATACAGTCATAAAGCATGAGTTTCCAGTATTTGATAAGATGGAGTTCCGATTCCTTTCCGGCAAGCCTGGAAATGGTGTGATTGTGCGTCAGGTGACGTTCGGGGACGTGACGGACTTCTCCATCACCTACAAGACCATGACCGATACTCCGGTTGGCGAACGGCTGACGAAATACAAAAATCTTGTGATTGCAACCACAAAATATGCAGAAACAAGCGAAGCCGCAAAGGAACTGTACAAAGATTCTGTGAGTGGCGGTCAGATTGTAGACTGTTATCTGAGCAATCCGGGATATGATTTTTCTGTGAGCCATGGGAGGATTGTTAAGACAGCAGCTCAGGCCGTCCGAGTGGATTTAACGGGGGTATTTGGTACAGTGCAGCTTGTAATTACTGGCAAGGAGTATCTAAAGACAGAAAGCGGTTATACGCTGCAATTAAATACGACAGGCGAAACCAAGAACTGGAAGAATCCTCTTGTGAGTACAGAATCTCATGCTGCCCTGCTTGCGGAGTGGATCGGGAACTACCTCAATAACAATGTAGAATACGATGTTTCCTATCGCGGAGACCTTCGCCCGGATGCGGGGGATATTATATTTTTACAGGGCAGAAAAACAGACAGACTGCAGGTATTCCTGGAAGAAAACAGTCTGGATTTTAATTCCGGAAAGCTATCCGGAAAAGTAAAGGCAAGGAGGGCGGTCAATGGCGTGGATGCAGCCAAAAACGGACTGGGAAAGCAGTTATGATTCGTCCGGGAATTATACCGGCGATTATTTTAATTTTACCGACTACAATCGGATAAAAAACAATCTCACCGAGATCCGGAACAAAGCTGTTTTGCTGTATCCGGATTTTTCTCTTTCCTCCATGGGAGCAGACAAAGCGGCAGGAGATTATCTGTATGCAGATGAGATTAATGCTCTGGAGGATAATCTGGATGCAATCTGCAAAAATACCATCCCAGAGCTGGGAGGGGTGAAGAAAACGTACTACGAAAATACGGCAACGATTAACTATGTGGAACTAAATCGCATAGAGCAATGTTGTCTGAATCTGTATAACAATCTTGTAAATCAGGCACAGGGGCGGCCGGTGTTGTCGTTTGTGCTGGGGATAGGAGGTCATTTTTAATGGCATTAAAAACAAATTATAAGGATGCAGCGTGGAGCGGAGAGCGACAGTATCAGATCCGTGCCCTGGGAAATGGATACAGTGCTATCACGGACCAAACCGCGTACACGGTACAAGGGGATGCATTTGGAGCAAAGGATATCAATGATACCAATGCTGCAATAAATAAATTAAATCACACAACAGAAGTAACCCTGTATGCAAATAGCTGGAGTGGTTCCTCTGCGCCCTATTATCAGTATGTTTACAATAGCGCATTTACCGCAGACATGGAGGCAATCCTCGTAAGTGCTCTTCCGGTCGGCGCCTCTGCATCTGTACAGTCTGCCTACGCAGAGGCCTATCGTATCATCAGCTCCGGAGCTGCGCAGTTTGGAAACGGAAATGCGGTTTTTTATGTGTATGAAAAGCCTACCACAAACTGTACGGTAGGGCTTAAGGGGGTGTGAGCATGGGAAGAATATGGATGCCTGGAGGCGGAGGTGGAAAGGGTGCAAAGCTGGAGGCAGTAACTGCAGGGGCATACGATGTGCGCGAGGGAGCTGTGATTGTGGACAAAAACGGAAACCCGGTTACAGGATTGGTACCGACAAGAAATAAGTGGACAGCCAATTTACCCATTAATGGCCAGGTAACAATTCCATGGGGAATCCACGATGGAAACGGCCTTGTCACACAAAATATCCCAACACAGGCAGCGATGACCCTAAACCCAGGAACCACACAGAAAACAGCGTATGTCTATCAAAAATACATGCTGGGCAACATCACAGTTCCGGCCATCAATATTCCAGCAGCCTACATAAAAAAGGGTCAGCGCATTACTTTTCCGGATGGAAGTTCAGTAGTTGGAACCTTCGAAGGCTGGGTACCGATCGCGACGGATCTGTATTATAACGGGCAGAATGTAGCCAAGTTTGAACCGAATAATATTAATACCTCAGATTACGCATCATTTGATAATAACCAAATTTCATTTACAGGAGTAATTGTTCCTAATTTTAAATCTACGATAACATATGATGTTCGTTCTTACTCAAAACTCATTATCGAGGGAAATATAGTGCCATACGCAAGTTCATCAAAAGTAACTATTAACCCTAATAATGGCCAACAAGAAGCATCTGCTAGCTTCAACGGGACACAGAGTCAAATTGTCGTAGATATAACGGTACTAACATCATTGAATTCTGGATGGACTTTGAAATTTGGAGAAGGTTCTAGCTCTGGCAAAATCAACAAAGGAAGTTACATTCGCCGCATCCGCTTAGAGTAACTACATTATTAATTAATATACACCGGCGCCGCACCGTCACGCGGCAGAAAGGACAAACCATGAGTATCAAACACAAATCTATTACCCCACACGTAAACGCAGGCCCCGCAGTTGGAAAAGACAGCGAGCCGCTGAAAAACCAGGCGTTAAGCACTGGCGAGGGACATGAGTACACCAAGCCAGCAACCCCTGGAAAGCCCCATATTGTCCAGTCTGGACATAAGGAGGGCGGTCCTGGACATAAGGATTGTGACCATGATTAATGATTAAAAATTGACAGGAGGTACTGTAATGCTGACAGACATTGTACAGTACATTTTTTTACACTGGGTGGAGTGGCTATTTTTAGCCATATCCGCCCTTTTGGGTTGGGGCTATCGTCAGCTTACCAAAAGACAAAAAGCCGAAACAGAGCGAAATACAGCCCTTCACGAGGGGATGCAGGCACTTCTCCGCGACCGCATCATACAGGCCTATAACCATTACCAGGATAAGCAATACTGCCCGATATATGGCAAAGAGAATGTAAAGCGGATGTATGATGCATACCACACGTTGGGCGGTAATGATGTAGCAACAAAATTAAAAGATACATTGTTAGAAATGCCGGAAGAACCGGCAGAAAGAGAGGAATGAATATGCTGAAGAATTGCGTTTTTCGGCCAGATGTGGATACTGTGGCATGGATTAAGGCAGCAGGAATCCGGGCAGTCAAAACCATGGCACAGACGTTTGTGGCCACAATTGGAACAGCGGCTGTGATGGGGGATGTAAACTGGCAGATGGTAGGCAGCGCAACTGTACTGTCCGGCATCCTGTCTGTAGCGACATCCATCGCAGGCATCCCAGAGGCTGCAGCTCAGTAAGGAGGTGATCCAACATCTCCCACGCCCGGCCGGGTGATGCCGGGGAATTTTTTTAATAAGAAAGGAATTGAACTATGAAATTTTCAGAAGCTTTTGAAAAAATGAAATCTGGCGCAAAGGTTAAGTTGCCGTCATGGGGCGGATATTGGTGTTGGGACGCAGAAAAAGAAACCATTATGATGCATTGCCGCCCGCAGGATGCAGACAAGCCCGGTGATGTGCTTGATATTAGGGAAACGCAGAGGGTTGAATATACTCTGAAGAATATCCTGTCTGACGAATGGATCTTTGCAACAGAGGAAAACACTCCTGTGTTGGGTGGTGTGGCTGCCTTCGATTTTG